ACCACCGGCACTCTGATGTACGTGCACGAGAGCCGGGTGGATGAGTACAAGGCGGCGGGCCACCTGCCCGCCGCCGAGGAAAAACCCGCAGAGGCGCTCAAGCCGAAGCGGACGAGGAAAACGGCCCAGAAATGAGGTGATCCCATGGTGGCCACTGTTTCAGATGTTCAGGCCAGGATGCTGCGGCCGCTGAGCGCGGACGAAAAGGCGCTGGCAGCGCAGCTGCTCTCCGACGCCTGCGTGATGATCCGGGCGGCGGCGCCCAACGCGGACGCCCAGGCCGCCAAGGTGGTGGCCTGCCGGATGGTGATCCGGGCCCTGGGCGACGGAGAGACCGGCGGCTATCCCATCGGGGCAACCCAGGGAAGCCGGAGCGCGCTGGGGTATGCGGAATCCTTCACCATCAGCGGCGGAGGCGGCACCGGCGAGCTGTACGTGTCCAAATCGGACCGGAAGCTGCTGGGACTGGGCAGCGCCATCGGGAGCTATTCCCCCGCGCAGGAGCTGGTGTGCAAATGAGAGGGATCACCGTAACGCTTTACGAGCGCACCGTCACCGGCACGGACAGCCTGGGCAACCAGGTGTGGACCGAGACAGCCGTCAGCGTGGCCAACGTGCTGGTGGGGCAGCCCACCACGGACGAGATCACCACCACCACGGAGATCTACGGCAAGCGGCTGGAATACTGGATCGGGATCCCCAAGGGAGACACCCACCGGTGGGAGAACGCCGCCGTGGAGTTCTTCGGGGCGCGGTTTGAGACCTTCGGCCATCTGGAGAAGGGTATCGACGCCCTGGTCCCCACGGCCTGGAACGCCAAGATCCGCTGCGCCCGGTACGACGGGGAGGCGAGCGCCGGTGCCTAAAGTGCAGTTTGACCTGAACAGCGCGGGCGTGAAGGCGCTCCTGCTGAGCCAGGAGATGGGCGCCGTGGTGGCGTCTCACGCCGAGCAAATCGCCGGCCGGGCCGGCAGCATGACGGGCCTTGAATACGAGGCCGCGTCCGGCGCCGGAAAAGGCCGCGTGAAGGCCACCGTGCGGGCGGGCAGCCCGCATGCCTACTACGAGAACCTGAAAAACAACACGCTGCTGAAGGCGCTGGAGGGCTGACATGATCGAGAATATCATCATCGACTATCTGGCCGGGGAGCTGGAGCTTCCCGTGTCCGGGCTGGTCCCCTCCCCCATGCCGCAGACCTTCGTCACGGTGGAAAAAACCGGCAGCAGCACCGAGGACCTGATCCGGCGGGCCACGCTGGCCGTGCAGAGCTGGGCGCCCACCCAGGAGGCAGCTGCGCTGCTCAATGAGCGGGTGATCTCCGCCATGTACGCCGCGGCAGCCCTGCCGGAGATCAGCGAGGTCCAGTGCGAGACCGACTACAACTTTACGGACACCACGACCAGGCGCTGCCGGTACCAGGCAGTGTTCGGCGTGGTGTATCTGGAATGAGAGGAGGAAATCCTTTTGCCTACCGCAAACAAAGTCAGCACCGGTAAACCCAAGGTATCCGGCGCTGTGTTCATCGCCCCGGCCGGCACCACGCTGCCCACCGACGCCACCACGGCGCTGGCGGCCGCCTTCACCGAGCTGGGGTACGTCAGCGAGGACGGCGTGACCAACAACAACACGCCGGAGAGCTCCGATATCAAGGACTGGGGCGGCCAGACCGTCCTGACCGTGGAGGACTCCATCACGGACGAGTTCGCCTTCACTCTGATCGAGAGCCTGAACCCGGACGTGCTGAAGGCCAGGTACGGCGCCGCCAAGGTGACCGTCAGCGGCCAGGACATCACCGTCGTCGCCGACGGCACCAAGGTGCCCGAGGCCGTGTGGGTCATCGACATGGCCATGCGAGGCGGCGCCATGAAGCGGATCGTGATCCCCAACGGCTCCATCAGCGCCGTGGGCGAGGTGGCATACCGGGCCAACGAGGCCGTGGGCTACCCCATCACGCTGAAGGCTCTGCCGGACAGCAGCGGCGTGAACCATCGGGAGTACATCAATCTCGGCAGCACCTGACAGACGCGGGGCGGATCTCCGCCCCGCCTTTTTGATTTTTAGGAGGAAGTATGCGAGCAGGAACGACAAGCACGGGCTTTGCCTATGAGTTCGACGAGACGACGCTGGATAACCTGGAGCTGGTGGAGCAGCTGGGCGTCCTGGTGGGCGACGACGTGAGCGACTTCGCGCGGACGCTGGCGCTGCCGAAGGCCATCGCCATGATCCTGGGCGCCGAGGGCAAAAACGCCCTGTACGCGCACCTGAAGGCCCTGAACAACGGCCGCGTGCCCATCGAGGCGGCCAACAGCGAGGTCATGGAGATCATGGGGGCCGACGGAAAAAATTGATTTGCCTGGCGGCCATGATCCGGACAGACGCGGGGGCGCTGACGTGCGACTTCGCGGAGGTCTATCATGTGCTGGACTGGCGGGGACTGCCCATGCGCCTGGCAGCCACGCTGGCCGCCGGGCTGGGGCCGGACTCCCGGTCCCGGATGGCGCTGGAAGGGATCCCGGTGCCCATGAGCCTGCTGCTGCTGAGCACCGCGGTGGATGCGCTGCAGGCCATAGCCTGGATGATCGGCGGCACCGGAGACCGGCCCGCACCGCTGACCCCCCTGCTGATAGGGGCTGACAATGAATATTCAAGCCTGGACGCCGACGCCTTCGACGAGTGGCGGGCCAGGATTCTGGAGGGATAAACATGCCGGACATCGGAACGGCCTACGTGCAGATCGTGCCGTCGGCCAGGGGCATCAAGCAGAATGTGCAGAACCTGCTGGACGGCTCCGGGATCGCGGAGAGCGGCGAAAAAACCGGCGGGAAGCTGGGCTCCGCGCTGCTGACCGGCGCAAAGGTGACCATGGCCGCCGGCGCCGCGGCGCTGGGCGTCATCATCAAGCAGGGCCTGGAGGCCGGCGGGGCTCTGGAGCAGAGCTTCGGCGGGCTGGACACCATCTACGGCGAGGCCAGCGCCCAGGCGAAAGAGTTCGCCATGCAGGCGGCCCAGGCCGGGATCAGCGCCAACACCTACGCCGAGCAGGCCGTGGGCATGGGCGCCGCGCTGAAGGCCGCCTTCGGCGGGGACACAGCCAAGGCCGCGGAGGCCGCCAACACCGCCATCATGGACATGGCGGACAACGCCGCCAAGATGGGCACGCCGCTGGAGAGCCTGCAGACGGCTTATGCCGGATTCGCCAAAGGACAGTACCAGCTACTCGATAACCTGAAGCTGGGCTACGGCGGCACCAAGACCGAAATGGAGCGGCTGCTGGCGGACGCGGAGAAGTTCTCCGGCGTGAAGTATGACATCAACAACCTGGGCGACGTCTACTCCGCCATCCACGTGATTCAGGGCGAGCTGGGCCTGACCGGCGTGGCGGCCAGCGAGGCCAGCACCACGCTGCAGGGCTCCGGCGGCGCCATGAAGGCCAGCTGGGAAAACCTGATGGCGGCCATGACCACCGGGGAGGGCCTGGAGCAAGCCATGGCCAACATGGGCACCAGCGTGGGCGGCTTCGCGGACAACGTGATCCGGATGCTGGGCACGCTGATGGATCAAATGCCCACGCTGATTCAGGGCCTGGCCAAGCAGGCGCTGGCCAAGGCGCCGGAGTTCATCGCCTCGGGCCTGGAGCTGATGGTGAAGCTGGCCGTGGGCGTGATCCAGGGCATCCCGAAGGTGATCCAGAAGCTGCCGGAGATCTTCCGGCGGGTGAAGTCGTCCTTTGCCGGACACGACTGGGGCGCCCTGGGCAAGGAGCTCGTAGACGGCCTGGTGGCCGGGCTGAAGGACATGGGCACGGCCGTCTGGAACGCCATCAAATCCGCGCTGAGCGGCCTCGGCTCCAGCATCTGGAGCTGGATCAAGGAGCTGATCCGCGGCTCCGCACCCGGCGGAGGAGGCGGCGACGGCGGGGACACCGGCGGGACCCCCGCCGGCAACGGGATCCGAAAAAACGGAGCTTTCCCCAGCCGGCTGGCCGGGAACGCGGCGGCGCTGGGCAGCATGAAACAGGCGCAGTCCAACAGCTTCAGCCCGGCCGATCTGGCCGCGGCGCTGAAGGACCTGCGGGTGGAGACGGTCGTGGTGCTGGACGGCGACGCGGGCCGGATGCTGAAGGTCGTCAATAAATCCAACTACGCCAACACGGTGCGGACCGGCAAGAACCTGCTGGCCGCAAAGGGGTGAGAGACCATGCCCAGCTTTTTCTTCAAAATCGACACCACGGACATCACGCCCGCCATTGACGTGCAGAGCTATGCCGTCAACCGGGAGGACATCTTCGAGGAGTGGGAAGACGGGAACTGGATCACCCACCGGGTGATCGCCCGGACCCGGTACGCCGGGGCCTTCCAGGTGGGCTTCAGCAAGGCGGCGGACTTCGCCGCCTTCACGGCTCTGCTGGCCGCGAAAAAGACCGCCGGGGGCTATTTCCCGGTGACTGCGTATATCAACAACACCGGCGCCACGGAGACGTTCAACGCCTTCCTGGACGTGGCCAATGAGGACGACAAATGGGACAGCGTCAACAGCCGGCAGTGGCAGGTCACCACGGTGACCGTGACGCAGATCTGAGGTGAGAACATGCTGACCGTACCAGAGCAGATCAAGACGCTGTACAAGACCGACGGCGTGTGGAAAAACTTCCGGGCCCACTTCCCCGACGGGGAACGGGCCGACATCACCAACAGCGACATCGTGCGGGAGAGCCTGAGCTTCACCGAGAGCATCTGCAGCGACAACATGCTGCGCTTCGGCGGGGCTGAGCGCAGCAGCATATCCTTCGAGACCGTGGGCGTGGAGAACATCCTGGGCCTGCGGATCGAGTGCGGCATCGAGATCGACACCACGTCGCTGTCGGCGGCGGATCTGGCGGCCATCGAGGCGGATCCCGGCGACGGAGTCCTGGTGGCTGCCGAAGACAGCGACATCGGCCGGGGCTATTACCAGATCCCGCTGGGGATCTTCCGGGTGCAGAGCTGCCCGAGGGACCACCGGCTGAAAGCCCACCGGCAGGTGACGGCGCTCTCCCCTTCCCCCTGGGCCCTGGCGCCCGTGGAGGCCGGGAAGATGAACTGGTGGACGGGCGGGAAGAAATACGTGGTGAACGCGCTGTATTTCATCCTGGCCAACATCGGGGCGTACTATCCGGGCATCATGGAGGCGACCGGGTGGGTATCGACGCCCGTGTCGCTGCCGACGCCGGTGACCGGGCAATATGCCTCCCTTGTCCGCATGGTGGACGCTGACGGCAATACGGTGACGCTGTCCTATTCCGCGACTATGCGGCGGTACCGGATCCCATGGAGCGTGCCTACGTCCACGTACAGGCTGGGCGGCGTGTCGCTGGGCGACATCGACGCGGCCGGAATCGCGGAGTTCGTCCGCACCTGCTGCCGTGAGACCGACATAGACTTTGACGCTTCATCCCTGGGCACAGATATAGGGAAAATCGAGGACCCGGAAACGCTGATGCAGTTGGGGCTGCGAAGTGTGATCCCCTCCGTCTGCTGGATCGACACGGAAACCGACTGGAACTACACCCGTACCGTGCTGGAGGGCGACGTGCCTGTCCTTTCCGGTCAGGGCCCACGCTATGATGACCTGTTTGGCCACCCGCCCGGGTTGGGCGGCATGACTTTGCAGATCCCGGAGACCATTCACCTGATCTTTGCCCGGCAGGAGGGCGAGCCGTATGTGAAAGAGTTCACGACCGGCATTAACCAGGTGCAGCCGTCGGCGTGGAAGTGGACCAATACGGACGCCGGCCCGCTGGCGAGCGTGCAGATCGAGCTGCCTATCGCCGGGCAGGTGACCGGCACCGGCATCAATGATACGAAGGTGACCTGGACGCAGTGGAGCTCCCCCTCGAAAATGCGGGATCTTGTGGCCGCCTATTTCGAGCTGATGGGCAAGATGATCTATCCCGGGCGCACCGGGATGAAGGAAGTCCGGCTGAACACCTCCGCCCCGGTGGCCATGACGCCGGGCCAGTTTGAAAACGTGTGGTGGGATGATTACGACATCTCCCCCGTGGGCCGGGTCATCTACCTGTACGGAAAAGATCACGACAAAACCGGCAAGGTGGGCGTGGGGCCTGGCCAGAGCGTTTACGACCTGACGGAGAACGCGCTGCTTTCGGCGGTGAACATGAAGCCGTCCGAGGTGGCGGCCTACGTAAAAAGCGGACTGAAGCAGGCCCTGCTCGATCTGGGCGGGTATTCCCCCGCAGAGCTCGACATGCCGGCGTGGCCCTGGCTGGAGCCGGGCGACTGTCTGCAGATCCAGGCGGAGGACGGCACCATCGTGACCACGTACCTGCTGCAGCGGACTATGACCGGGGTGCAGATGCTGCACGACGCCATCGAGGCCCCCGGCGGAGAGGTGGTGTCCGACGATGAGTGAGATCATCATGCGCTACGGCGCCAGAGGCAGCGCGGGCGCGGCGATAACCCCCGCGTCCATCGGCGCTTTTGACCTGGGCGCCGGCACGGTGCTGACGGCCGGCACGGACCTGGACGGGCTGGACTCGCCGGGGACGTATTTCTGCTCCAACGGCACGGAGGCCGCGGAGCTTTTGAACGCGCCGCAGACGGCCTACGGCTTCAAGCTGATTGTGATGGCGTCGGCGGACAATCAGGTCATCCAGCTGGCCATCACCAACGTGGGCGCCTGCACGGTGTACCTGCGGCGGCTGGCCGGCTCCACATGGGGCACCTGGCGGCATATCAACACCACGACGTGAGGTGGAAAAATGAGAAACAACATCGTAACCGTCGAGTATAACGGCGGGTGCTATATCCGCACGGCGGAGCTGATGCAGTACGACTACGGCCAGATCCTGCATCTGAGCGGCTTCGGCCTGCCGTCCGCCTTCCAGGTGGACTTCGGCACGAGCCGGGTCGCCGGGGCGACTGTGCAGGTGATCGGCGCCCTGGATCATGTGGCCATCCCGGACACGCTGCTGCAGGGCGCGGCGAATATCTACGCTTTTATCCGGCTGCACACCGGCGAGGACGACGGGGAGACCGTTTTCGTGATCGAGATCCCCGTCATGGCCCGGCCGGAGATCACCGGCGAGGAGCCCACGCCCGTGGAGCAGGATCTGATCGACCAGCTGATGGCGGCCCTGGCCGCCGGCGTGGCGGCCGCCGAAGACGCAGCTGCCCAGATCGAGGGCATGAGCGCCGAGGCGGAGACGCTGCCCGCCGGATCCTCGGCCACCGCAGCCTGGGACGCCGAGCAGGGTAGGCTCCTGCTGGGGATCCCCAAAGGCGACACCGGCGCGGCCGGCGCGGACGGGCCGGAGGGTCCGGAGGGGCCTGCCGGCTCCGACGGGTACAGCCCCACCGTGACCGTGGAGGAGATCTCCGGCGGCCACCGGGTGACCATCACCGACGCGGAAGGCGACCATGTCTTTGACGTCATGGACGGCCAGGGAGGCGGCGGATCCTCCGTGGATCCATACGACTCCAACCCTGCCGCGCTGGGTACGGTTGCTCCCGGCTCCTCCGACAAGTACGCCCGGGGCGACCATGTGCACCCGAAGCCCACGCCGGCGGACATCGGCGCCGGCACGTACTCCAAGCCTTCCGGCGGGATCCCCAAGGCGGACATGGCCAGCGGCGTGCAGTCCAGTCTGGACAAGGCGGACGCGGCCCTGCCCAAGGCCGGCGGGACCATGACCGGGCCCATCGCCATGGGCGGCAGCCGGATCACCGGTCTGGGCGCCGGCGTCAGCGACGGCGACGCAGCCACGAAGAAGCAGCTGGACGACGCCATCGCCGGGCTGGGGACGGTATTCACCATCAAGGGCGACGTGGCGGCCGTGGCGGATCTGCCCGCCAGCGGAAACACCGTGGGCGACGTCTACTATGTGCAGGCGGTGTCCGCGGCCTTCGTCTGGCTGGAGACCACCGAGCACCCCACCGGATACTGGGAGGAGTTCGGCGAGCCCATCGACCTGAGCGGGTATATCGCCAAGCCCAGCGGCGCGACGGTGAACCAGTACCTGGTATTCGACGGCACGGCCTGGGTCGCGTCGAACCTGCCGGCGATCCCGTCCACCGCGGCGGATGTGGGAGCAATCGCCGCACCGTCCTCCCCGGCAGCCGGGGCGTTTTTGGTCTGGAACGGCAGCTCATGGGTGGCGCAGACGCTCTCTACATGGCAAGGGGGTAGCTACTGATGAGCGTGGATAAACTGGTAGACAGCACCCAGCTTGATGCTGACCTCACCTCCGTAGCCAACGCCATACGGACAAAGGGCGGCACATCGGCGGCTCTGGCTTTTCCTGCGGATTTCGTGAGTGCGATTGCGGCTATTCCGAGCGGGGGCGGCGTTGTTGAAGCAGACTGGAACGATGTCAACTTTTGGGACTATGACGGAACGCTTTTGTATTCCTACTCTGCTGTCAATTTTGCAAATCTTTCCGAGCTTCCGGCGAATCCCTCTCACGATGGGTTGACAGCACAAGGGTGGAACTGGACACTCTCTGATGCCAAGACCCATGTAGCAACGTATGGGATGCTGGATATTGGACAGTTGTATGTTCCGACAGACGGCAAAACACGGCTTTATATCACGGTCGATGACCCTCTCCGCATGAACAGATTTCTAAATTTGAAATGTTCTGTTGCCAGTTCAATGACGTTGGATTGGGGAGATGGTAGCGCAACAGAAACCAACACTGGAACATCCAATGCTACATACACCCATACTTATACGGTTCACGGGAATTATGTTATCAAGATTTCTGTAAGCAGTGGGACGCTAACACTTCGTGGAAACCTCATGCGTGGGAGTAGTAATGCCTATTGGTCATCTTCTTCATTAACGGCGGTTGAAATCGGCAACAGCGTTGCTCTTGAAGATGCCGTATTTCGCTATTGCTATCAACTTAAAACAATAACAATGCCGACAAGCGTAACCTACCCCAACAATAAATCACTTTTTGAGTATGCCCCACTTTCTATGATTGTGTTCCCAACGGCATATGGAACGGGAGAGGCGGCTGGGTTCCGCGACGGGCAAATGCGAGCCATCTGCCTCCCAAAACAAACAAAGATACGGTCAAGCTGGTCGAACCTTGTTTCATTAACGCTTCGGCGTGTTTGTATTCCCGTTCAATTCAATGGTAACCAAGGCTTGAACGGCGCAAGGTCTATGACAAAGTTTCCCATTTCCACGGATTGCACAGAGCTCTATACACAAGGTATTGTATGCAATTCTCTTGTAACGCTGACAATCCCATCGTCAGTTGCAAAGATAAACAACAGCGCAA